GTTTTATCACGACATGGCGACCGTATATGGCATTCAACTCACTAACAGATTGAACACCGCGACTGTCCGACGTCCGCTTAGGCTACGTCGATATGATTCCTGCATTACTACTTTTACAACCCCGAATGGCATTTCCCAACTCTATAGAGCATTAGATTTCCAACCTACATCATTCCAGGCCTCCATCCTTCAAACGTTTCCTCCCCTCAACGCCTGGAGCCCTTCACCACAGTTCGTTCCTGATGACCTGAGTCTCTCCCAGTGGAAGGAATGGATCACCGAGCGCATGCGGGCACTTGCAACCGTTCTGCAACGAGCTCATCCCCTCGTGGCTAACGCTGGTCGTGAAGTCAATCCCATCACTATCGGCTTGATCACGTCTTCGTTCCTCAACCAGCGGCCGATCGATGGCTATCTCCCGTTCCTATTTCTAGCTCGGAACGCCCGTGATCCGATTGCCCCTCTTGTCACGGTTGACATCACGTTCTCTGATGATACCTACGTCTCTCGGCACGTGTTATACACACCCGCTGGCCTCAAGTACCTAACGCTGTCGTCGTACGACCCGACGAAGCCCTCTTCAATCTGCACTTTCGGTAAGCACATACCACTCTACGCTACGGCTGCTTTCTATCCCGATGAGACGGCGCGTCTGACTATCTTGCATCGCTATAATGGAGGGCCGCCATTGATCGAGCATTTCGACCAACCCACCTATGGTCCCCACGTCCTGATTCCCGCGTTAGGGTCACCCGAGGGCTATGACACGCATCTCAACATTTGCCGACTGTTGTTAGCAGAGGGTCTCCTCGACTCGTTTAGACTGAATGCTTCAGCAGGTCCATCGACCGCCGTCGCTCGTATCGACCAGACCTATCACGTCGTCATGAATGGTTCACCCGATGATCACACGCAGCTGGCCACCCGCTTGTCGAATTTGTCTTTATTAGCGGTTCAGGGCTGCCAGATGACCGTTCAAGTTGCGGATCATCCGACGATGAGTGACGTAGGAGGCTTTTTAGTCAGATTGCAAGGACCTGGAGATCCTCAACGCCTTATCGCTTACCGCACTGATCAGATCCTGATCTGGCAGGCCAGCCCCTTTCCGTTCGGCAACAATGCTCGCTACGTTCGTCGGCCCGGTCGTGTCCCCTTCACCATCGGCACCACTACTTACGTTCCCGACACGAAGACCCCATTGCCGTTCCTCCCGCAGTATAGGCAAGCCACCGTGAATAAGAACAATGCTCAGGATTCGTACGAGCTTAACGTCCTGCCCTCTCTCCCAATCTATTCACCGTTCGCCCTCACAGGTGGCGCTTTCTTCCAAGCACGAGACATCACCGGCGACCCAGCCAACGTTTGGCCAGTTAACACGCTGCCCGGTCTTCCTCGCGATTATTTCTCCATTCAATCCCGACAACGGCGTGAATTACTATCTCGTCTGCGCTCGCATTCGGACCGTTCATATGTGAAGGACGTTCACAACATCTCATTCGCGTCCACCGTTTTGAACCCTGTGAACAATCAAATCGTCCTCTCCGAAGGATTCTCCATGGCCTATCTGGGCGCTGCCTCCACTCACGGGACGACGGACGAGCCCCTGATCATTGAAGCGCTTAAAAGTGGAACCGTCCCCGGTGTGCCCATACCGTCTAAGATATCACAGTTTGGCTACGATGTTGCGAACGGAAGCATCATGGATGCAACTCTCGCCCCACCCACTGGCACCTTCACGTTTGTGTACTCTGACGTCGATCAAGTGGAAGACGCGGGCCTATCCATTGTAGCTACGAATCGCGCCGCTGTGGCCGTGACCAACATTGCCCTGTCCATGACGACTGCCGGAGGTTTAACTGTCGTTAAGGTTAATTTTCCCACTCCTGCCTTCTGGACCCAATTGTTCCGGAACCATGCCACTGACGCTCGTGCTTTGTACATCCTGAAGCCTCTAATCGTTAATTCGGTTGAAGTGTTCCTCCTGTTCGTCAGTCGCGCTACAGCGGGCAATCTCGTATCCTCACCAGCCCTCAGGCAATTCCTCGTGCAGCTATTCGATCGCTCCACCTCACTGTCTGAGGTCATGGCCCACGTGCCTTTACTGGGGGACGTCGATACTGGTGTAACTACTCTCGGGTTCAACGCCTGCCGTCTATATAGTCCGGACCTGCCTACTGTTAACATCACCCCCGAGATTCAGACCCTGGCCTACCAGCTAGCCACTATCGTGCCTTCCACTTCATTCATTGCGCGGGAAGATTATGACGGCGCTACGGCTGTGACGTTCTACGGGAAACGGACGTTTCTGTCGCGCAACCGGCTTGATCGTCTGGTGGACGTGCCTGTCCCCGCTACCAACGCCATTAATCATCAGACACGGTTCACAGGCTCACCTGTCTACCAGTTGTTCCCCACGAACCCTGCCCCGGTGACTCAGCTCCTTTGGCTAGCGCGTACAACCGGATTATACACGGCCAGCTGGCCCAGATTGCTCCTCAGTCGCTGGTTGATTTGTGGTACCGGCCCGGAGTGTCGCATTCTTTCATTAATGCCACCAGCCACCTCCGTGACGATGATTGACTCCCGGCCTCCTGCAGAATCTCTCGCCGCCTTCAACCCCGCCATGAATCAGTACATCGTGGGGAACTTCTTAGACCCGGCTCAATGGGTGGCGAATCCTCACGACTCCCTCACAGCCATCTTCTCATTGGGCGCTGCCTTCGCTGGTGCGGGTCAAGACTTGGTCGTCGGTCTCACTGCATTCCTGCGTTTGATTCAACCGAGCAACGTCCAGCATCTCTGGCTGCAGCTGAACACAACACTAACTTCAACGGCATCCCTGCCCGGTCTTATCGAGATAGATACGCGGACTGGACAATATATTTTCAACGGCGGACAACGGACCGAGCCCTACGCCGCCCCAGACGCTATCCTTGCGGCCATCCGGCTCGTCTATCCTGCCGCTACGACCTCCTGGCTGACGGCTTCCTCCACGATGGACTGGACTGAGTACGTCATCGGCCTCGGCTCCTCCATGTCACTGGATGACGTATCCACCATGATCTCGTACTCAGGCTTAACGCCCATTCTGCACATTGACCTGACCCAGCGGCCCATGGATGTGCCAGTGCCATTAGTGGTAGGAGTTCAGGCTGTTATCCACGTGGCCGCGCCCGTCCAGCAGACGACCGTTATTGGTTCCATGGCCGGCGTCCAGGTTTTTACAGCCGACGGCGTAAACGCTCCTTCCACCATCGGACCTCTAGCTGTCGTGTGGGACCCGGTCTTGTCACGATGGGATTTAACCATCACCCCGAATCAGCCAGGTGTCCTCGACGTGGTAGTGGATCATAATGGAGTTCTTCTCAACCGTGGTTCCACTACTATTGCTTTACCCCCTGCCACCATTGTCATCACCTTTCCTCAGGCGGCTAACCGCGACTTCACTAACGCCGGTAATGACGCTGCTGTCGTGTGTGATGCCTTCTACCGTCTCGGTGTTTTTGTCAGTGTCAATGGCGCTTTCCAGCCCGTAAACCCCGAGCGCGCAGCGATCGTCACCGCAGCAAACGCGCGTGTGTTACACTACGTTTACGACCTCTCCGATAATCATGTCCTCATGTACGTTTGCGACATTACAGACAACAACATCGGTCGCAACGTCGCTCTCCCATTGGCGGACATATTCCAGACCCTGTTCCCCAACAACACCCCCCTGCTCGCATCGCCCCCCTACCCGTCGGCGTCTGGTCGCCTCATGCTGAATGGCCAACTGTTCGTGGACCTGGACCCACTTCCTCCCGTACTCCCACCTGGCGTTCAGATCCAAGCCTTATCCACCGCCATCGAACCCGCGCGTCAGACTGCTGAAGTGCCTGGTGGCGCTTACACGTACGTGGTCGTTTAATCTTGGTGGGCGCCCCGCGGTTCGCGTCGTGTTAATCATC